GTGATTTATTCCATAAACCGACTAAAGGTAAAATGTTTAATGCCTTTACAAGTGGTTTAACTGTTTCTGAAAAAGGATTAACTCAGAGTTTATTTGAGTTACCACAAATGTTATTTCGAAGATTTCAAATCGGATTTAACGAAGATAACTCTTTAAAGATCAAACCTAGAGTAGTTTGGTGTATTCCTCATCTCGTGGTATCTATTGAAGCGTATTTTATGTGGAATATCCTTCAACAAATGAAAGAAAGATCTGTCTCTGATTCAAATTATCCATACAATATTGGTCAAACTAATAGACAAATTTCACAATCCATTTCTTCTTTAAGGAAGAATTGTTTAAATGTGGAGTCAAATTCTATTTTCAGTTTAGACTATAGTAAGTATGATCGAACTATACCTAATTGGTTTTTCGACATCTTCTTTGCTATTGTGGAAGATAGGTTAGATTTATCAGTTCATGAGAAAATTATATTTGATAATTTAAGATTATATATTAAATATACTCCCATGATATTTGATGATAGACTTGTATTTAAGTCACGTGGGATAAGTTCTGGACTATTTATTACCAACTTGCTGGATACAGTATTCAATCTTACTCTGATTAAACTAACTGAAATATTCTTTTCAGAATTTCCTGAGTATTTTGATAAGGTCAGATTTACTAAGAGAATGTTATTTAATGAGCGAATAGATCATAAGCCTGTTGCTAATGTACTCTCCTTCTTTAGTTTTACTACTAGAGTTTTAGGTGATGATGGAATTGTTTATTGGAATTCCGATAAATTACATTTCCTTCAAAGACTTTGTTTCTTTTTAGGAATGACTCTTTCTATAAAAAATATTACAAAAGATCCTCATAATGGTGATATTTTTTATTTAGGAAGATATTGGGATAGTAATAATATTCCAGATCAGACCGATTTATATATGGCTGGTCATATTGTTCTTAGAACTAAATGGTATAATAAAGATGATATTGACTTTAGCATTGATGATTTAGACGCAATGAGAATTTTGAGCATATGTTTACCTCTCAAATCTGGGAAGTTATTCATTAATAAATATCTTAAAGATTACGAACCTTTAAATAACTTTCTTAACCAAAAGAAAGATTTCGTACTTCTTAAAGATTGGCCTCACGACGAATATACTAAATTTAAATTTGACGATATTCCTAGTGATGTGTTAGATTTCTAACAGGGATGTAAGTTTAC